ATCGGTGGGCGCGGCTACCTGTTGTTTGATCTGCTCAAGGTAGATTTGCGTCTGCGCCTGCAATTCGGCTTTCCAGCTTTCAAACTCGATGCGCTGCTGCTCTAGTTGCGCGTCCATCTCGGCCTTCATGCGTTCGCGCTCTGCATCCCGCATGTCGTTGGCCGCTTGCAACTCAAGCTGTGCCCGCGTCTCTTGCAGCTTGGCATCGGTCTGCATCTGCGTCTTCTGCAAGTCGATCTGAAACTGCGCCTGCGCCTTCTGCGCGTCCGCTTGCAGCTTCATCTGCTCGATTTGCAGCGGCAGGGGTGGCTGCTGAGGCTGCGGCGGCAGGGTAGACGGGTCTTGGAAGAACGTCTGAACGTCCTTGAAGCCCGCCGTCTCTGCCAGTTTCGAGGCGGTGTTGTAGATGTGCTTGGGCGTTGCGAGGCCCATCTGCATGCCCTGAATCTGCAATTGCAAAATGCTGCTCAGGCTCTGCGTCTGCGCGATCTTGTCGCCCGTACCCAGCCCCACATGAATGGTCATGTCGTACTGGTCGCGCCATTCGCTCGGGTCGTACTCCACAAACTCATCACGCAGGCGGAAGGCCAGCTTCTCCATGCCGCCATCGGTCAAGGTCTTCAGGATGCCTTGGAAGATCGGCTTCAGCAGAATCTCCGCGAAGATGCGGGCGATCAGTTCAATGCGCTGTTGTGCTGCGCTCTGGTCGATCTGACGGCCTGTGGCGGTGTTGTTCAGGCTGTCAGGGTTCAGGCCCATCGAGGTGCGCGAAACCCCGGTGCGGTTTTCCCTCATGCCCTGGATGTACTCCAGCATGGGCATGGATGCGCCAGCCGCAAACGGCGTCACCTGCTCCGTCACCGCGTCGGCTGAACGCTGGCGAATGACGCCACCCGGTCGGGCATCCAACAGATCATCGATGTTCGCCATGGGCGACCAGTTCGAATCCGTCAGCACCTTCGTGCGCGGGTTGTTGGTCAGATACAGGTTGTTGAAGGTCTGCCGCAGCAGTTCGGTGTGCTGCTTTTGCAGGTCGGCCACCACCTCGGCCATGCTCATGCCGTCCCAGCGGTGCGGGTTCAGCAGGGGCGAAGCGGTGGCGATGGGCACATGGCTCACCGTCTCCACCTTCAGGATGCGGCCATCCAGGCGGTACACACACAGGCGCTCGGCCACACCATCACCGTCACGGTCGGCCAGAACGAACTCCAAGCGGAGCCAGCCTTGCGCCATGCTTTCGTCGTCGTCATCGCCTCGCGGCTCATTGCCGAAGCGGTCGCGCCGTCCAATGTCTTCAAGGCGGTCGTCTTGCGTGGTCTGCGATGCCCGCAGATCGTCAGCCGTCACATCCTTGAAGCCCATCATCTGCAAATCGGTCAGCGTGACCGGCATCATGCGGCAGACATAGGGGCAATCCTGCAACAACGGGGAAGTCCAATCGCGCTCAACCAGCAAGTCGTTCGGGCTGAAGGCTTCCACCTTGACCACGTTGCGCGTTTCGGTGCGCTTGATGCGGCCAGAGTGGATTTGCACCGGCTGGCCCAGCTCATCCACCACAACCTCGGTGCCGACTTCCTGAATCTCGGCTTCAGGCTCTTGCAGCATCAGCGCCAACATCTCGTCGGTGGCGCCCTTGAACGGGTAGCTCGTCACCGTTTCCTGAGTCTCGCGCCGCCACATCACCGCGCAGTTCTTCACCGTCAGCGCATCCTTGAATGCGGTGTAAAGGACTAGGAAGCCATTATTTTGTTTGTAAAAAACGTAGTTGCAAGTGTCGGTCGCCTGATCCGCGCCGGCCACATCAGCGGCGGTGTTCGGCTCAAAACTCACCGCCTTGTCGGTGCTGGTGAAGATTTTGAGCAGGGCCGGCAGAATCCACTCCACCGTGTCCTGCACATCGCTGGAAACGATCTGGCTCCAGTCTTCCTGCTCGTTGCCGTAGGGCTGGCGGTGGTACTCACGCAGCGATTCCTCGCGTGCGTCGGCCAACTCGCCCCAAACGTAGTCACCCGCCGATTCTTCCTTGCGCTTGAGCAGGTCAAGCAGGGCGTCGTCGTCCATCTTCATTCGGGCACCTTCTTGCGAATGGTCGCCGGCTTGGGTTCGGGCTTTGCCAGCAGCGGATGCAGCAAATCGGCCAGGGTGTCGGCAGCATCACGGCGGCCAGCAGCCACCAGGCGGATCAGTTCGACAAGTTCGGCATGGGTCATGGGAGCACTCCTGCGACCCATTCTCCAAAGTGGTAAAGATCAGGCGATGAAGCGGCCTGTGCGGTACTTGATGGGGGCCACTGACCCGCTGCTGTTCGTCAGGGAGTCGGCCACGATGCAGGTGTAGCGCCAAGCGTCAGCCCCGTGTGAGTATTGGTCGTGCAGTGGCGAACCCGCCTCGCCGGTCTTGCTGCTGATGTTGCGCCGGTATCGCTTCAGGCACTCAATCAACCCCGCCGCCTTGGTCTTGTCGAAGAACGTGCGCGGGAACACCAACCGGGCGGCGCGTATGCCGTCCTCAATGTGCATGTTGGGCGTGGCCTCCACCGTGCAGCCCAACGCCTCTAGGATTTCTTGGGCGCTCTTGCCGGTCTTGAAGTCCTTGGAGAAACCATCGTGCGGCAGATAGTGCACACCCCAATTCAGCGGCATCGCCCGAAGCTGCGCAGCGTAGTCGGCCAAGGTGCGATGGGAGTCTTCGATGTAGCCCACCACCCGCAACTCACTGGCGGCTTTCTGCACAAGGACAATCGAGGTCTTGTCGTTCCAACCCAAATCCCAAACCGCATGGGTCTTCAGCAGCGGGTCGGCAGGCACATCACGAATGCGCCCCTCTGATTCGGCCTTGGAAACCTCGTCAAAGTAAATTGCCCCCTCGACCGCAGGCTTGCAACGCCCTTCCCAAATCCAGTCGTACACCTCGGGCTTGAGCGTGTTCCTGGCGTGCTGGCGCTCCATCTCAAGTGTCGTTGGGAACCAAGGGTTGTCAGACCAATTCATCTCCACCACCTGGCAGTCAGGCGGGCAGTTCACCACGAATCGGTCATGCGTCGGGTCGGTTTCCAGTTCCGGGTTGTAGGTGATCCAAACCTCCGATCCCTCCTTGCGGATGGTCGGAATCAGCACCGACCACGAACGGTCGCTGATGGTCTGCGCCTCCTCACACCAAACAACGTCCACGCCCTCAAAAGATTTGATGCTGTCCACCGTCATGTCAGACAGGCCAGCGAAGAATATCTCGGTGCCGTTCTTGCCCCGGATGGTCGTTTGCAGCACCTCATACCAGCCGCCCAGGCCCAGGCGGGCAATCTGGTCTTTCAGCAACTGGTGCACAGACTGTTGAATCGACTTCTGCACTTCGCGGGTGCAAAGGATGCGCGTCGGCTTCTCTGCGCCCTTGAGCAGCAGAGCAATGGCAACCCCCCACGACTTGCCCGACCCACGGCCACCTTTGACGACCTTGTAGCGGGCTGGCTTGAACAGGAAGCCAAGTTTCTCGGGAAGGTCAATCTCAACTTCCATTGGTGCCCTTGAGGTTCACCTTGAAGCTGATGTTGTGCGTAAGTGGATTGTTGGGGTCTCCGATCACCTGAACCGGCATGACCTTCCCTACTAATCCTAGGAAGGCTGATTTCGTTTTTGGGTCTTTGGCGCAGTCCAGCAGGTAATCGACCCCGCCCGCTTGGTCGAGCGCTTGGGCGATCATCTCGCGGATGAGTCCAGTGTTTTTGTTGGGTACGCCCTTAGGTCGCCCCGGGCCAGGGCCAGGGAGGTTTCCCCGTGTTTGTTTAACTGACATGACGAGTCCTTACGGGTGTTCGTTGTTGGAATTGTCGCTACTGGTAAAGCGCCCACCAAACACCCAGGCCACACCCTTCAAGCCGTCGCACACTTGGATGTTGTGGGACGGCAGCACATAGATGGTGCGGCCCATGCTGTCCTTCCTCAGAGCCACCATGCCCACATAGACAAGGTTGTTCAGAGCCGATGTGACCTGACCCTCTTTGAGCTTTGTGGCCTTGAGGATTTCGCGGCGGTAGTTGCAGCCGTTGGTGATGGCCTGCCACACCTTTTGCATGGAGCCGGGTTTCGAGAGCGTGAGCGGCTGGCCTTTTTTGAGCATGTCAGTCCTTCTTCATGTGTTTCTCGATTTCTTGCCGCAGCCACTTGGAGCCGCCCAGGCGTAGAAAGGTGATGTGGTGCTGCTCAGTCCAGCGGATGGCAACACCCGGCGCTTCAGGTGTTCTGCCGACAATGTTTCTAGGGCGTTGGCCGGTCAGGGTGCTTTGCGGCCTCATGCCCGCTTCCTCCCGCTGTCGTTGGCCGCGATCAGTTGGGAGAACATGCCGGTGAACGGGTTTTCATGGTCTACCCATGCCTTGCCCTGCTTGATGTGGGCGATGTTGCTTTTGTCCACGCCGTAGATCCCGGCCAACTGCCGCAGGGACAAGGAAGATGCGCGGATTTCGCGGGCCTGCTCAAGCGTCAGCTTTCCCCTGGCCCTGGCATTACGCGTGCGGGTGATCTGCATAGCGGGGGTGGAATACTTGCCCGCCTTCCCGTCTGCCTTGCGGGCCTGGGCGATGGTCAGGGCTTGCAGATGGTCGGGGTTCAGGCACAGATACTGCCCGCAACTCATACGCACGATTTTGGTTTTCGACAGTTCTTCACCTTTGATGGCCTCATACAACTTGCGGCGGGCCGACTTCTTGACCTTGTTCTCGGAAATGATGGGTAGCCGGTCTTTGCTCACATAACCCGTCCACATGAGGCAGTCGCCTTCCTCAACACAGCGGCTCAGGATGTAGTCAACGCGCTTTTGGTCTTTCTCAGTCATTCATCAGTCTCTGGATGGTGATATTCAGTGCGTCCAATTCGGTCATCTTCTTGATAGCCCACATGCGGCGCTGGCCGTGCAAACCCATGACGGGGCCACGGTGGCACTCGGGGCACAGGGCCACGGCGGTGTATTGCAGCCCCTGTTCGATGTGGTGGGCCTCGCTGGGGCCGGGTGCGTCACAGACTGAGCAAGCCTGCTCCTTGACCCGTCCCAGGTGGATGCGCTCTTTGGCGGTCAGGCGGTTGTTCATGCAGCCTCCAAGTCATAAAAAGTCACGCCCAACTCAGCGGCGGCGTATGCCTCCACCTGGGCGCAGAAGTCGGAGAACTCAGTCGTACTCAGGCCTGTGCTGGACTTACCCACCACGGAGCCGTCAGGCAGTTCGATCACGCCGATGAACTTGCGCTTGAAAAGCTCGTGCCATGTCTCGGCGTCGTACAACTTGCCGTTGACCACGGCTTGCTCTGCCACCTGGGCCAGCACACCCTTGCCCCAATACCGCCTGTTCTGCGGCTTCGTGCGCTTGCGGCGGGTGATGGTCAGAACCCAGCGGCTGCCACCTTGAAGGACGGCGGCCAAGAAGGGGAACAACTGAGCCTTGATTGCGGCCCAGGCTTGCTGGCGGTTGTGGAGCTCGATGGTCAGGGATTCGCTCACGGCCAGGCCAGCCATTTCTCGCGGATCGCGTTTGCGGCATCCATCAGCGACCCCTCGCGGTACTTGCCGCCCGTGGTGTGGATGAAGGCTTGCCACTGCTCCCGGTTGCGGCGGTACAGCAGCATGGGTTCGGCTCCCACTCGGTCGGCCTGCTCACATGCTTGACGCCACCATGCAGGGCGGCTAAGTCGTTCCTGTCGCTTGACCTCGACAGCGAACCCCTTGATGCCCAGGCAGTCGGCCCCGCCCTCGCGGGTCTGCGTTAGGTTGCGGTTCAGCATCAGGCCAAGCTCGGCACCAAGCAGGCGCAAAACCTCGCGTTCGGCGGCGGCTCCTTTGTTGCGGCTTTTGGCGCTCATGCGGCCTCCATCACGCATTCGATGAAAGCCTGCGCCGCTTGAGCATTGATGGCGTTTCCGTAGGCGCGCAAGCGCACCACTCGGGCGGGAGCCCCATCAACCAGCGGCTGTGTGCCGGGTTCAACTGGCCGCCACTTGCCATCCCGGCAAGCAAGCCAGTCAGCATCTCGCCAGAAGCCGTTAACCGGGCGGGGCCGGTCGCCAGCATCGCAAAGTCGTTCAGGTTCGATCCGTGGCGTGTCTCGCCCATCGCTCGTTTCGCTTGGCCGCCACCCGTGCTGTCGCTTGTCTGCGGCGTCGGCCATCCCGCTAATTGAGACATGTGCTCCAGTGGATGTGAAACCGGATGACCGCTCGGTCGGGTTGTCGCCAGCGCTTGGGACAACGATCCGCCCCGTTCCCCGTTGCTGGCCGCTGGCGTGGCCCACCCCGTCAATGCCACCTGATGCGTCAGCATGGTCGGCGCACTGTTGCCCGTTGTCGCTTGCGAGCGTGCCACGTACTGATCGCCCGTCCCGCCCGGCTCCGATGCTGTTGGCGTGCCCCAGCCAGCCAGCCATGCCACTCTCGGCAAGTCGCGAGGGTTGCTCCCGTCCCCGCCACTGTTCCGATGATCCCGCACCACTGGCGTAGGCCACCCAGTAAAGTCGGTCGCGGATGTGCGGCGCACCGACGCCCGCAGACGGAAACGGGACAGCCCCGAAGGCGTAACCCAGGACTTCCACGTCAGCGTGTACAAGGTCGATCCAAGCGTCAGCGTCCTTGCTTGCAACCTGTTCTCCAAGGACCGCTGCAGGCTTGCACTCTTTGATGAGGTGGTGGAAAGCGGGCCACAGGTGCCGCTCGTCATCAAACCCAGTTCCTTTGCCTGCCGCGCTGAAAGGTTGGCACGGACAGGAGCCAGTCCAAACAGGTCGGTCGTCACTCCATCCGGCAGACCGAAGGGCGTAGGACCAAACGCCAATGCCGGCGAAGAAATGGCATTGCGTGAATCCACGCAAGTCGCTGGGGTAGACATCCTCGATGCTCCGTTCATCCACATAGCCAGGCGCGATGTGGCCGGCTTCAATCAGGTTGCGCAGCCACTGGGCGGCGGCTGGGTCGATTTCGTTGTAGTAGGCGCTCACAGCCCCACCCCCTTCAGCCAAGCGTCACGCGCTGCGGCCTGCGCTGGCGTCACCGGCTTGTTCTGCTTGCAGTCGTGGTGTGCGGGGTAGAACACGGCTCGGCTTACCTGCAAGTTGCAGTTCGCCAGGCCGGCACGCGCCATCGTTGGGGAGTTCTTCATGTTCCAGTTCATGCAGTGGCGGCAGGTCACAGGCCAACCCCATCGCCCAAAATCCACAGCGCCCGGTTGATGGCTTCGCCCAGCACCGGCACTCCAGCGCGAACGGCGTCAAGGATGTGGTGCGCCCACCGTTGCTGTTCGGTGCAGTGGTCACGCATGGCTGGCCTCCATGTGCAGGGCTTCGCGGGCGAATCGCAACGAAGTCGGGTTGATGCGCTCACCGCCGTCATGTCGGGCGATGATTCGATGTGCCCACGCCTTGTGGTCGACCGTCGAACTCAGCACGCGCTTGCGCACGTCGCCCAGCCGGGACAATTCGCGCTGCACACGCTCGGGATCGGCCTTCGGCGCCTCCAGGCGCGGAGCGTCAGGCAGCGGCGCACGGCGACACAGGTTGCGGAACTCGATCACGTTGGGGCACCGCTCGGGCAGGTTCTCCAGCGCCCAGGCGATGGCCTTCAGGTTGTTCTCGTAGCCGTCCAGTTCATGCGCCCAGGCGGTTTTCACATCGCTGGCCGGCACATCGGCCCACTGGCGCGACCACTGCGCTCCGTAGGTTGCTGCCATGCGCTCAAACAGGCGGTCGATCGCCTTGATTGGCAAGCTCATGCCGAAATCCTCTCGACGGTTTGAACATCCACAAACTCAGGCATTTGCCCGTCATCCGGCCATTTGCGCCCGGTCATTTCCTCCCACCTGCGGCGGCGGGCTTGTTCGTCTTGCTGGGCAAAGCTGATCGGCACAACACGGCTCGGCGTCACCCGTTCATCTGGTTTCAGCCAGCCAGCCTCCAACCCCTGCGACCCACGGCGGCACCAGACCTGCAAAAAGGCGTCCAGCGTCATTCCGGCTTTGTCGGCCTCTGCCCTAGCGCCATTCACCACGGTCAGCGTCACCGGGGCGCGTTTGGCTTTTCGGAGTTGCAGCCAGTCGGCCCAGGTTTGCGCATCAACGTCATCAGGCCGGTCTTGTGTCGGGGCGGCGTCGCGCTTGCGCGGCTCTCCTTCCTTCCTTTCCTCTTCCTTTCCCTTCCCTTCCCTTCCTTCCTTCCCTTCCGCTTTCACGCGTGATGACGCGTGGCTCACGCGTGCTGGACGCGTGCTTTCTGTTTCCCGGTTGTTGATGACTTGGTGGGTTTTGAAGGTTGGAATCTCTGCGTAGGTCTTGCCTTCAACCTCGTAAAGAACCACAAGGCCAGCGGAAATCAGTTCATTGGCGAGCGCCTGGAAGTCGCAGTTGTCACCCGGCAGATAGCGCATCTTGAGCGTGCCGGGCTTCCAATCAAGGCGACCTTCACGGTCAGCCTCACACCACAAAGCGATGTAAAAGACGCGTGCAAGTGGCGTCAGGGACACGATGTCTTCAGAGGTGAAGAACTCAGGCTTGATCGTTCTAATGCGTGCCATTCAAACCCCCACCCAGGCCCGCGCCTGCGTTCCGTTGCCCATCTGGCGGCAGTACCAAGCATTCGCCCGCTTGATGTAGCCCTCTTTGGCAGCACGGACAAAATGCGATCCTGTAGAGCGCATGGCATCAGCGGGAAGAACACCGGCCTCAACAGCGGCAACGGTCACTTCTTCAGCGCCAAACACTTGGCCGCGCATCCGTGCGGCGTAGGCCAGCAGGAAGCCGTAAAAGTCGCGCTTGGGCTGTACGGGGTCGCCCAATAGGTCTAGCTGACTCATTTCCCTGTCCCTCCCTGAGATGGCGTGGTCAGTCCCTCGCGCTGGAGAATCTTTTGCAGTTCAATGGCTGCATCGATCTCACGGAGGGCAATACGGTGCATCCACTCACGAGCAATTTCCGACTTGTCGCGGCCTGTGCTGCGCTGGATGGCTTCAAGTACGGCGTCGGTTTCGGGTGTGACCTTGCCGCGAAAGTCAACGAGGGGCAGGCTCATTTAAGCCACCGCCTTGCTGACTGCTGGGGCGTCTTTGCGGGTCAAGCCAAGCTGCTTGGCGTAGCGTTTACGTGCGATCGCTGCAATGACGCGATCAGCAATTCGGTCTGGAAGAACGTCCGGCCACTTCTCCACGGCCTGGTAGGAGATGCCGATTTCCTTGGCAGCTGTGGAGATGGTTCCACCAAGAAGTTCAATGGCTTTGGTCTTAAGCATGCCGTAGTTTAACCACGGTTCAACACTTTATGCAACCCCGGTTCTTGGATTTTTCACCACAATCAGCAACCATGGTTGATGACTACTGGACGCGGCTCAAAGCTGAGATGGACAAGGCTGGCTTAGATATAACCAGGCTGGCTGATTTGCTTGGCATCACATACCAAGCTGTGAATAAAGTGAAGAACGGCGGAGCGTTCGGGTCAAAAAACAACCTCAAGGCGGCGCGGCTGTTTGGTGTTTCGCCTGAGTACCTTGCTACAGGCAAGGCCGCAGAGCCTGACGCTCCCATAAATGGGGGTGATGGAAGAACTCCGGCGATTCACAAAGTGCTGGATATGTTACAAAGCACGCATGCGCAATCCAACGTTGAACCAGCACCAACCCTCAAAGAATCCCGCCGTGTTCCAGTGGTGGGCGAGGTGAAGGGCGGGGATGACGGGTATCTGGATGAACTGCAATACCCGGTAGGCCACGGGGATGGGTATGTTGACTACCCGGTCACTGACCCGCAGGCATACGCGCTACGCGTCCGAGGCGACTCGATGTATCCGCGCTACAAAGCTGGCGAGTTCATCGTCGTGGAACCCAGCCTAGAAGCCCAGCCGGGGGACGATGTTGTTGTCTCCTTGAAAGACGGCAGGAAGTTGCTCAAGGAACTGAACTGGGTTCGTGACGGAGAGGTACAGCTTCTATCGTCAAACAACCATTTCGGCCCGATGACGATCCCGCTAGAGGACGTTCTTTACATCCAGTTGGTGTCCGGCAGGGCGCGGCGCAGCTCGTTTCACAAGACTTGATGCCATGAGTGACGAAGAAACTAAAACGAGAATCGCAAACCTGGATCAACGCATCAAAGACTGGGAAGAAAACCAACGCTGGCAGTTGAACCAGTTGCGCGGCCAACTGAAACACATCGGCTACATGGCCGACTGGTGTGCCGCGTGCCTACTGGTCATTGCGGTCGTCCTTGTCAAGGGGGCATTCTTCAAATGACGTACTTCAAGAAGTTTTTGAAGTGGGTTGCGATTTCGCTGGGCGTGTTGTTTTTTGCTGGCTTCATACTGACCCAAGACAAGGACGACCTTCGGTGGGGCCTCTTAGGGGCGGCGCTCGGCGGCGGCTTTTTCTACTTAACTCAGCGTCTTGACAGGATAGAGCAATCCATACGCAACAGGGAGTGACACATGAGAAAAACCATCGCCTTGATCTGCATGGCCGCTCTAGCCGCGCCAGTGCTTGCCAAGACAACACGCGGCTACATCAAGAAAGACGGCACCTATGTAGCGCCGCATCAGCGCAGCGCCCCTAATGGCACGCAGCGGGACAACTGGGGCAGCAAAGGGAACGTGAACCCATACACCGGCAAAGAAGGCACCAGAGAGCCGAAGAAGTGAAACCTAGTGCAGATACGTATGCCTGACGCCTGGCCCTGGGGAATCGCTGCTGCCTGCTTCGGGGTAGCCATCGCTGCCACCATCAAGAGCGTCCACGACGCGCACGCGCTCAAGATGGTGCAGAAGCAGCTCGATACTGTTAGCGCCGAGTTGGCCGCGCTCAAGAAGGCGCAGGACAAAGAGAGTGGCGCAGGCCGAGATAAACCCCCGCCAATAAGCTACCCACCATCGGGCAAAGTCACCTAGCCACTTCATCACCCACTCCAACACCGCCCCCGAGGCGGTTTTTTGTTGCCTGCATGGTACTACGTATGCGGATACGTAGTTAAAAAAACAACCTCGGTTAAATCTTTTGTTGAACTTTGCTTTTAACTGTGGTTCAATAACACCCATGCCGCGAAACAAAGCGGAGCAGGCAGCGAAAGCAGGCCGAGCGGTACGCCACCACCGGAAGCTGGCGTGAG